TTCTTTACCGGCTTTTCAGGCTTTTCCACAAATCCACCCCTTATGAGGTGTTTCTCCAGGGTTTCATTGACCTGGATGTCTTCCCCTGCTTCATGCAGACCGAACTTCTTTAATAACTTCATGGCTTAATCGGTATAGAGTTTGATTTCAACCTCGTCCAACTTTATGCCTGTACCGACCGAGTCATTACCCTGAAGGATAAACCGGCATCTGTAATACCGGTATGACATATCAAACGGCGTATGGTTGTGCGCTACGTTAATCGTATCTCCGGCGGTTACCCTACCGGTTACATATTGCGCCTCAACAGTATACGGATCAGAGGTAACGACCAAAACGGTATTATTCGCCGTAACCGCGCTCGAAGTAGTCGAAGCGATAACATCGGTGTACGTGGTATGATCTGAAAATTCCTTACCGCTTACAGTCAATGCGACTGTCGTATCGGCACCTGAGATAACATCGAAGCGGGCCTTAACCGCTACCTTTTTGATATATTCGTCAACCCGAAACCAAAATACCACGTCAATAGTATCCTGGGTTGTTGCTTTAAGGGTGTCAGCGGCCGTGCCGGAATACTTGTAATAAGTATTACCTGAAGGTACGGTCACATTTACGGTTCTTTCCTGCGCCATCAATCCGATAGCAAAAAGAACAAATCCGAGAAATAAGAATATCTTTTTCATTGTCTTTCCTCCTTATGAACCGCTGTAAGTGATTGCCGCAACATCGCTGTCTATGTTCTCTGATTTCAGGAACGCATCTACCTCCGCATTGCGGATAAGCAGTGAGCATTCCATGTTGGCCAGGATGGTCAGGATTCTCTTTGAGAAGTCGCCGGTAAGGTTGTAACCTACTTCGATCTCAACCCCGTTATCGTATAACGTGGCCTTGCTCGAATCACCGACTACCAGCGTACCGGCCGTTACTGAGTTGGCCTCAATGATAGTCATGTTCGATACAGTAACCGGGCCGTTAGGTCCAGGCACCACGAACGGAGGCATCGTGTAAACCCCGTTGGCGTCTTTGTTCAGCTTCATTTTCAGTGCATCGTACGGGTTGATCCATGCGCGGTCAACGTTGTACTTGGTTGCCTTCATGATCTGGGCGGCCATAGCTACGATAAGGTCATAGATGTTGGCAAACTTAGGCGTAAATCCGCCGGCTGCAATGTAAGCAGCCGCATCGAATGCAGTTGCACGGGTGTACAGCCCTCCGATCTGCGGCGCGGTGCCTGATCCGGTATAACAGTAGCCATCCAGTGCAACGGCGCAATCATCCTTCAGCAGCCTTTCAAGTTCACCCTGCATGAATGAGATATGCTTCAATGCCTCTTTGTGTACCGGGATCATGGCCGAAATATTGTCGACTGTTTCGGAGTAACCCGTCCAGGCATAGACCTGTTCGGCAGCAGCAGACCCGTCCGAACGTGCGGCGGCGTTGTTGGTGCGCGTGGTCATGTCAGTCCAGTAGATGACTCCATGGTCATCAGGTGTTAATTGAAACCGGTTTAACGAGGGTGCGATACGGTTTGCCTGGCTCTGAATTTCAGCAACGCCGGGAACAATCATCCCTACGGGGTCGCTCGTGATGGATGTCAGGGCAACGGTAGTCTTTCCGATATACCCGGACGGCATACGGAATTTATAGCTTCCGCCGTTCTCATTGATTGACTTTGAGATTTTCGGAAACTCCTTTGCCATGATCTCTTTAACGGTTTCTTTACGGTCAACTTTGCGGGTTTCGATTTCGTTTATCTTTTCACCCTGTTTTATGACCGCCTCGACAATCTCCTTAATCGACTTGCCGTCAATCTGGAGTTCTTCGAGCTTTGCCTGCAACTCATCGGCCTTCAAAAGTCCCTTTACCGCCTCATCGGCGGCGGCCTTTGCAGCCGTCTGGGCCTTCTGATCTACCTGTTCGAGCAAGGTATTCAGTTCTTTCTCTTCCATTTTGTTTAATTTTTAAAATGTTCATAAATTCTTTTGATAATCTCGTCTGAATTAAGAGTGGTTTTTACCGGCTCCTTTGGAGTGTCATCGGACGGCTCCTCCTTCATATTGTTTTCAAGTGTCGGCGTGGCCCAATTTGAACCCCTTTTTACCGCCGAACCTTCAATAACTTTTGCTTCCGTTACGGCAAAGAAATAACCCTGCTTTTCTGCCTCATCTTTATTTACAACCTGGTCGATGTACTTATCCCAGACCTTCTTTTCAGTAGGATATTCTTTGTCGTTTACAGCTAAAAATATCTTTACATACTGCATTCCGACAGAATGATTGCGCACCCTGGCGGCCTTATACTGACCAAACATAAACGCGTTACGTTCCTGTTTGACGGTTGAATCAAAGATCAACGCCTCGGTTTCGCCTTCCCATTTGAACCCCAATTCCTTCCAGGTCATAACCTGAGTGTATGCCTTCAGGTCTTCGTAATCGGCAATGGTCGAATCGAAGCCGTGCCGGTGTTCCTGATCATGGAAGATGTCCTTATTTTCCCTGAGTGATTTCGTCCACAACCCCGGCAAATGTACGTCATCATGCGAGTCCATAAGGTTCGTTGTATTGATGACCGCCTTAACCTTGACCTGATCGATGTCATCCGTTACCGGCTTGTTTGCTTTATCAACCTCGTCCCCGGCCTTCGATATGGCCAGGCATCCAAAGGAAACCGCATCGGCGCACTTCATTTGCGCCTTCTTCGCAGCTATGATCTTGTCCTGATTTTTAACCAGGAAGTCGATCTTTTCTTTGACCGTTGAAAATTCCGGGATCTTCATTTCTTTACGATTTGATTGTTTTGCGCGGCGGCTTGCTTTTCCTTCAGCCGTTGCCGCAACTTTTCTACTTCTTCTGCCTTCGCTATTTTAGCCATTTCGTTCATTTTGTCGGTGCTACTATGCCAAATTTCGCAAGTTCTTGCTGTATCTCAATCGCAGATATGGCCCCGCTGTCAAGGGCTATCTTCAACCCGTTCATCAGCCGCGCGATTGCGTCCCCTCTTTCCTTTCTGTTTTCCTGAAATACGTTCAAATGCTCATAACTCCCTACGATAATCCACCCCCGCGAAGCTGTATCCAGTGCGCTATTCAACGCTTCAATCCTTTCCAGGTCTTCAGGGATAATCGTATTTTCGTACAAACGCCTTTCAGCCCATTTCTGATTTTCATACGTGGCACCATTTTCACCGGGCAACAGTTCCGGAGGCACCCCGGCGGCATGACACAAGGTTATCCGGTCTTCTTTCACCTCCTCGAATAGTCCCAGGTTTGCAGGATTGTCAATGCTGATCTGTTTCCACTCCAAAGGTAGGCCGGTGATTATCCAGGGAACTTCTTTCCTTCGCCTGCCATATTGTGCCAGTTGTTCCCTCAAATCTCTTTTTTCATCTTCACCCAAAGGTGCAACCCCGGCAACGTCTTTGCCGACGTTTGCCAGGATACCCATTGCGCCCCGGTTTTCAATCATAAACCCGCGTGCCTGGTATGCCTCACGGATGTTATTGATCGGCGCGGCGTTGAATGTCATCCAACTCTGGCCCGTTACCCAATTGTTCGGTTCAATCTCAATACGATTATCATTCAAATGGATAATGTTCTCTTTTGGAAGCATATATTTATCCTGTCCCCATTTGAACTCGTATATAATATTCGGGTCTGACTGCATGAAGAAGGGCCGCTTATCCGGTGTATGGCATTTCATCATCCATCCAGGTAAGGTGTAAAGGGCCTTGCTCGACAAGGGCGAAAACCCAAAAGGGTAATCCAGGTAGAAATACTCATTCCCGTCAATCTCTCTGAAAATGGAAGACTGCCTCCATAACTCCGAGAACGTTTGAAACCAGTTCGGATCACGAATGATTTTGATATTGTTCTGATAGTTTTTAGCCGGCTGCATGGTTTCCCGGTTCAAAACAGACAATCGTATATTGCCGTGCGCCTTCGCTTTAAGGTTGACAATAGTAGACAGTTCAGGGATTTCGAGGTAGGCTTTAAGGTTTTCGATACTTTTGAAGGTGCTTGTTTCACCCGTTATCGGCATGAACCACGAACTGCCCATCTTTTCCGGCTTTACGTTCGTAGTCCATCGAAGGAAACCACCTATGGCGGTTTTGAACCTTTGGCTTATTTTACTCAATGAGGTAAAATTTCCGGCAAATATAAGCTACTGATTTAGATTTGTCAAGTGTTTTGGTAAATTATTTTTAACCAGTCTTAATAAATATTACAATATACCCCTGATCTCGTGCATGGTAGCGTACATCAACGCGTCGAAAAAATGATCATGGTCATCGACCGGCTCGTCAAGTGATATGCCGTTGATTGTCCGATAACGGTAATTGGATTGCTCTGTCCTTACATCCTGATCATCGACAAAATGAAGCTTAAACCGCTTTATGTTCCCGATGGCGTTTACCTTATACCCTGAAGGCTTTTTGACTGCCAAGGCGTTGAACCCTAAGCGGCGAAGGTCTGCAATGAACAAAGGATCAGCGCTGTCAACCCAAAAATGTTTGTTATCCGGGATAGCTTTTCGCAGGTATGGAGCCATATCCGCCGCACTCTGAAATGGATGGTATAATAGCTTTTCGGCAAATAGGTTATTCCCGGTTACTTTCACGTGGCACAATGCCGCCGGGCTATTGGTATATCCCAGGTCAAGGCCGTAACTTTCCTTATCACATTCTAAAGGTAAGGCACTTATCCAACTCACATTAGGATAAACAAGGCCCTGGTGCGAAGCCCGTTCGCCAAGCCCGTAAACTTTCCACATATAGTCGTCAGCCGTACCCGCCGCAACGTTGGCAGGGTTGCCTGGGTCATAGCTTAGTACCTTTTCCCTTTCCTGCTTGGTAATGTATGGATTTTGCAGGAATGTAGACCGGAAAACCATCACGTCCGGTCGTTTGGCAACCCGGTTATAAATCCAGTGATCGGATACTTTGGGGTTGTAATCCATCCACCAGAACCGGCGGTTACGTTGTTCGAGCTGATCGAAAATAGCCTGTGGAACGTCAATAGCTTCATTGATAAAAAAGAAGTCCGACCCGGCCCCGTGGAACTTCTCGACCTTATCGGCTCCAAGTAAGGATATTTTGCAGTCAAATAGCCAAAACATCGACACATCCCGGATGACCTCGAAAGGCGAAATAAACCCAGCCATAGGCAACCGGCGGTTAAAGTCATTGTAAAGCGTGGTTTTAAATGAGTTGTACGTTTCCCTGACTATTATTATCTCACTCTTTGGGAATTGCGCCGCTATCCAGATTATAAAGTCAATTGAACTCCAGGTTTTTCCAGAACGACTTGACCCTTCCAGGATAGCACCCGCCGCGCCTTCGACAAAGGCATTGTGTAAGAAGTCAAGATTTGGATTCCGGCTCATCTTCAAACATGCGCTTCAGTACGTTTCGGTGATCGGTGAAACCTATATCTGTTTCCGCTTTATCGGTTTGTCCCAGATACTGTTTTCCGAGCCATATCAGCATAGCCACATTTCCATTGAGAGCGACCTCGATCTGTTTGCGCCTTAGTGATTTGCGGGTTTCCTGCCTGTATATTTTATTAACATCCGCAAATGTTTGGCCAAATATCTCTTTACAGCGGCGTTCAAGGGTGTCAACCGATATACGTAAAACACCGGCAATCTCCTCGCCGGTGCATTGGATGTTCATCAACCCAATGAGTAGGTCTTTGTCGACTTCTATGCGTGGCCTTCCTTTTTGTTTTTTTTCTTTCATGTCCGCAAAGTTAAGTTACTTTTTACCGTTTGTCAAGTTTTATTTTCAATTCCAAGCGTTCACTGTATAATGACATTGTTGTTGTAAGCTGACTTACAATTATATGCGCCCGGGCAATTATATCTAACATTGTTTCAGGGTTTTTTCTTTTCAGCCTGTCTAATTGTTCACATATTGATTTATTCGATTCAGCGTAAATCTTAAACAACTCCTCATCGATCTGAATAATCCGGGTTAATATTTCTACTTTTTTCATATCAAATCGTTTTCAACTGTTTCAACTTTGCGGCATTCGATTTGTCAAGTTTTATTTTGGTTTTTTCTGATCCCTTGCTTTATGTCCTTTACGGCGTCGACCGCTTGCGCCCGGGTCCGGTATCCTTCCGATACGGTTCTGGTTTTGCCGTTGACCAGGGCGAACCCCCATCCTTCAGAGGTGCGGTAGTAGGTAGGTTTAAGTTTCATCATTTTACTATTTTGAAAGTTTCCTGCATTTTACACGGCAACGCAGTTTAGCCGTATTCCGTTAGTGGCAACCATAAATACTACCAACTGGTAACAGTTCGGGAGTTTCATAAATATTGCCTACTACTTCTATATTGTCAATTCCAAAATATTCAATGATATTGACCAAATGGCTACCGTCTTTTTTAAATGAATTATCCACGCAAAATTGACATGTTTTAGGGTCGTAAACAACTGGATAGTATCCCGAAATATCGTTCCCCTCTTCATCAAATTCAGTATCCTTTAAAATATCGCCTTCATACACTTCATCAGTGTCTTTATCCTGTATTCCAATAGCTTGCATTACTATATCTTCGCCAAAATGGAACATAAATGATGATAATGTTTCTAAATCAGGATGACCTTGATAAGCCATATATTTTTGCGACCTATCCCATGCTCTAAATTGTAATTCTCTCATATTTTAAATTCTTAATATTACTAAAAAAATGGCAGCCACTAACAAAGTGTAGCACCAATAAGGGGTTTTACTGCAAATTTGAAGCGTTGCAGCCCGCTTTTTGGTCGGTGTAGCTTGACAGTTTTGCACTCCGCAATCCCTTACTTGTGCTACACTCGACCGTTATAATTCCCTATGCCTAAACATATCGCTGTGATAAATATTTGATACATCCCCCTCCCACCACTTTGGGAAAATCCCAGGATAATAGCCGTCCCAGGCCTTCTGAGCAAACTCATGGCATAGCATCCGCCTGGCCGCTTTTTCGCCTTTGCGTCCGACCCATCCCAGGCCCAACGTGCGGATGACCTGATCATGGAGCAGGCTCCAGTAATCGTAATCCACACCGGCATATCTAAGTAATTGCGGCTCGAATACCTTGAGGTTAGGATAAATCAAACTTTCGAGCAAAAGAAGTTCATGTTTGCCGTCCTGGTAATCCGATAGCGGCCTGATCACCACCGCCGCCTTCAGCTTCCGATCTTTGACGTATCCGGACTCGGTAACATAAATGCCGTTTTCCGTTCGGTAAATGACCCCGGAATGGTTCCACTTTCCGCTCTCCTTGTCGGCCTTCATCTGAAACTTCTGAATTATCCGGGACTGATCGTCATGGCCGGAAACGAGTAAAATGTCGCCTGTTTTCATGGCTTAGTTACATTTCGGTTACAATAATACTTCCGGTTCCCTTACAGGCGGGGCAAACTATAACCTGCGGTTCTGATGTTTGTTGCGGATACCCATTCCAATTTGGGCTAAGGATGCGGCCTGTTCCTTGACAGGATTTGCATACTATCGGATATTGTTTCATGGCTTTTCGATTTATTCAATTCTCCAAACTCTTATCCAATTTTCATGTTTTGATGCTCTAATTGTGAATTTGCGCTTAAAGTTTTTTATCCTAAAATTTTTCAATGCAGAATAAATACTTTGCTGTGTAATCCTATCGAAAGGAACTTCCATACAATCACCTACTTCCAATTTAATAAATGGGTATTTTGTCCATTGACCTTTTTTACCCGGTTCGGGTATAGGAATGTTTTTTAAGATTTTAATATCGCTTTCGTTCATTGCTTTTCGATTTGTTTTATAATTTTCTTTGCTGCATTACGTTTCATCGTTGTAGTTTGTTTCTGATACGGTCTTGGATTTTCATGCATGGGAAACAAAGCATTTATCTCCTCATCCGTTGGCAGGTTGATTTCGGTAATAAGTGATATATGCCTTGATGGATAAGGATAAAATGAGGTCAATTTATGATTTTCGATTATCTCTCGTATTTGTTCTTCCGGTGTTTTCATGGCTTCTTTTCGTAAAGTGATTCTTTCCTGTTAACGCAAATATAGTTAATTTTTCCATCCCGGCGCATGTACCGGAGTGTGTGCATGATACTGTCGGCGTACACGTCCAGATCGGTATCGGCGTACACTTTCCCGGTCAACGCGCGGGCGTGAAACCGCTTAGGGAGCTTGTGC